TCTATCCAGCACATCATATCACCATGGGTGAAGGTGGATTTGTAGCCTGCAAGGATAAAAATACCGAGACCATTGTTCGCAGTTTACGTGAATGGGGTCGTGGTTGCTACTGTGTAGGACCCGAGGCCAATAAATTAAAATGCGGAACCTGTGGTAAACGATTTGATGAATGGATTCCAAGCATGCCTGGCGAGATATTCGATCACAAGTATGTGTATGATGAAATTGGATTCAATCTTAAACCCATAGAATTACAGGCCAGCATGGGTCTTAAACAACTTGACAAGCTCGAAGAAATTGGTCAGTTGCGTCGTCGTAATTATAAATTATTGTTTGACATCTATGCTAAGTACGAAGAGTTCTTTTATTTACCACGCCCCAGAGCTAAAAGCGATCCAGATTGGTTTGCATTCCCTCTGACCATACGCAAGGATGCTCCATTCAAACGTGCTGACATTGTGGACTATCTGGAAGAAAATCTCATACAGACTCGTCCATATTTTGCTGGCAACATCATGCTGCAGCCAGCCTATCAGCATCTGAACCTGTTTGCCAACCAGGATGAAATTAAAACTAACTTTCCTGTTGCCACACATGTTACTACTCACACTTACTTCCATGGAACCAGTCCGGTGATAACTCCAGAACAGATTGCCTACATAGGTGAAAAGGTTGATGGATTCATGAGCTTATTTGTATGATGACCGCAGCTGAATTACAGGCCTTTGAAACCGACATAGCCGAATGCTTTAATCGTGCTGAGATTCGAGCGCCCATACATTTATACGATGGCAATGAAGAACAGATTCGCAAAATCTTTGAATGCATAGACATTAAAAAAGATTGGGTCTGTGCTACCTGGCGCAACCATTATCAGTGTTTATTAAAAGGTGTTCCACCTGAGTATCTAAAAGAACAGATTCTGGCTGGCAAGAGCATGGTCATGAACCTACCTGAGTATAAGATACATTGTTCCAGCATCGTTGGTGGCATACCCAGCATAGCCACGGGCATTGCTGCGGCCAATAAATTAAAAGGCAATGGCGAATGGGTCTGGTGCTGGTTAGGTGACATGAGTGCTGAAACCGGTGCGTTCCACGAAGCCTATAAGTATGCAGTGGGACAACAATTGCCCATAACCTTTATCATCGAAGACAATGGACTCAGTGTAGAAACTCCAACTGATCTGGTCTGGGGTCGTAGCAAACCCTGGTATCTGTTCAATGCCAGTCCTAGTTTTGACTTTGATTATGAGGCGCCTAACCTGGTCTACTACAAATACAAGAATACTAAATATCCACACGCAGGTGCGGGCGTCAGGGTGCAATTCTAATGAACAGAACCGAATTATACAATCGTGAATTAATCAAGGCCATGAACTGGTTGAGTCAACAACCCAACACGCTGTTTGTTGGTCAGGCAGTTCGTTATGCTGGCACAGGCATGTTTAACAGTTTAATTGACATAGCCGACGAGCAGAAGTTAGAATTTCCCATTACAGAAAACTTTCAGATGGGTTATTGCACAGGCCTGGCTCTGAATGGTTATGTACCCATAGCCATATATCCACGCTGGAACTTCTTATTGTGTGCGGCCGATCAGATTGTAAATCATCTGGACAAACTACACAGCATGAGTTCAGGTAAAGTAGATCCCAAGGTAATCATACGAGTAGCCGTGGGTACTGAAATACCAGTTGACCCACAGGACCAGCATCGTGGCAATTTTGCCCAAGCCTTTGCCAACATGTGTCAGCACATCAACATTGTTGAATTAAAACATTCAGACGACATCGTTGATGCCTATAAGTATGCATATACACGCAAGGGTAGTACTATACTAGTTGAATTCCCAGATTATGGCAAGACAGAAAATACTAATAACTGGCGCTAATGGCGTCATAGGTAAGATATTAACCCAGCATCTGATGACTGATCATGATGTTGTAGCCCTGCAGGGCCGTACTGATCTGGACCTCATGGATGCCAATGCAGTACAGTCCTGGTTTGCAGGTCAAAGTTTCAATGTCATCATACACTGTGCGGCCGCTGGAGCAGACAATGTAACCAGTCTGGCTCCCAGCATCACACATACCAACCTGGTGATCTGGGACAACATTAAAAATATCTGCAATGGTTATGGTAGTAAACTAATCAACATAGCATCTGGTTGTGAGCTGGGCACTGGTGCTGACAGACCCGAATATGTGCTCAGACAACAGTTGCCCCTGTATCCCTATGCACTCAGCAAGAATCTGATTGCTCGGGATGTACTTCGCTGGCAAAACTGGTACAACCTCAGATTATTTGGTATCATAGCTCAGACTCGTCTATTTAATCGCATTGATCAGGCAGCTGCTGAAAACAAAGAAACTTTTGATGTTTATAACGATCGCTACATGGATTACATCAGCCAAGCGGATTTTGTTCGCATAGTCCGACACTATGTAGAAAATTTTAATCTGATCAAGGACATAAACCTGGTGTACCTGACTAAAAAGAAAATTAGTCAGGTTGCTCAGGCATATATAGAAGACCAGGGATTCAATATAAAATTAAACGTACTGAACACCTTGACTGATGCAGATTATACTGGATGTGGTCTTAACTTAAACAGAATGGGAATATTATGAGCATGGGATTTCTAGCAGAAAACAAACAACCATCAACTAATAAAAAAATTGTCTATGTAACAGGCTGTCTGGGATTCATAGGATTCTATGTTGCTAAAAAATGCATGGAAGCAGGCTGGCACGTCATAGGCATAGACAAAATAACCTATGCTGCCAATCCAGATCGCGAAGCCGAATTAAAAATGATTTCCTATGACAACAAGGTTGAATTTGATCTGCAGCCCATAGACATCAATGAAATTGAACGTCTGGTGGATTGTGATTATGTCATTAACTGTGCAGCTGAAACTCATGTAGACAACAGCATAGATGGTTCAGATGTATTCCTAAAATCCAACATCAATGGCGTACATCATTTACTCAAGCTTATTACCAGCAAGGGTCGCTATGGCATGCCCATATTTCTGCATTTTAGTACTGACGAAGTCTATGGTGATATCATCGACGGAAGTTTTAGCGAAGATCATTTATTGCATCCCAGCAATCCATATTCAGCCACCAAGGCAGCTGCAGATCAGCTGATCCTGGCCTGGGCTCGTACTCATGATGTTCCCTATGTCATAGTTCGCCCAACCAATAACTATGGTGCTGGCCAGTATGTAGAAAAACTCATACCCAAGGCAGTCAAGTTCCTGCAGTTAGGCCGCAAGATTCCCTTGCATCTGGGTGGAACGCCGCGTCGTACCTGGTTACATGCAGAGGATACTGCAGATGCTGTCATACACATCATCAACAGTGGAACCGTCAACGAAATCTACAACATACCTGGTAACCATGAAACATCTAACCTGGAAGTAGTTGAAGCCGTGGTTCGAGAGTTTTACGGTGCAGATGCCAATGTAGCTGATTACATAAATACCAATTATGAACGACCCGGTGCTGATTTGCGATACAGTATCAATGGCACCAAGCTTAAAAAGCTGGGCTGGATGGCTCAGCGTAAACTTGACGCTGAAATTGCCGGCATAGTTAAATGGCATCGAGATAACTGGATATGGTGATGCCTGGCGAGACCACGCTGACCGTGGCCGAAGCCAGATTGGCTATTTGCAAAGGCTGTGAACATTTTAGAAATCTACTCAAGGTCTGTAAATTATGCGGCTGTTTCATGCCAGCCAAGACCCTATTGTCCGGAGCCAGTTGTCCGGATTCACCGCCCCGATGGCTGGCTGTAAATGATCCATCAACTAACCCAGATTGCCATAGTTGCAATCATAAGGAAACACATGGCACTTAATACACATATAACCTGCGAGAACTGTGACGCAGTGTTTAAATTGCAGCATGACATGGATGTTGAATACTATCCAGTGCGCGCCTGTCCATTCTGTGGAGAAAGTCTAGACGAAGAACACCTAGACGATGTTCCTACCGATGACGACAATTAATAACTGGTATTACCAGAACGAAATAATCACCCAACTACCCGACGACAAAGTCGGGTTTGTTTACTTGATCACCAATCTAGACACTGGCCGTCAGTACATAGGTAAAAAACTCAGCAAGTTTAGCAAAGTCAAATACAAGATGGTGACTCAGAAGAATGGCGTCAAGAAACGTAAAAAACTTCGAAGTCAGATAGACAGCGACTGGCAAACCTATTGGAGTTCCAGTCCCGAGGTCCGAGCCGATGTAGCAGCTCTGGGTGAAGATCGGTTTCGCCGAGACATACTGTACTTCGCCGACAGCAAGGGGAGCCTTAGCTATCTGGAGGCCCGAGAACAATTTGCACGCCAAGTACTGGAAAATCCGACCAGTTGGTATAATGGCATTATACAGGTCAGAATTCACCGTAGTCATGTCATAAATATTCCACCCCTAAAAGTGCTTGACAAAATTTAAGAACCCATATATACTGCTCTTATGGATATAGTATTCATTTTAATCGTATATATGAAAAGCATAACTGGTTCGGTAGTTGAAGTCAGTCGTGCTACATACCCCAGTTTTGAAAGTTGTCAGACATCTGGTCATCTGTTGTTGCTTGAACATCAGATCAAACATCCAGAAGAATTCATGTCTGCGGAGTGTCATAAACTTGTTAACTGAAGCCGATTTAGAATTTCATTGGAATACTATGGTTCATATGTTTGGAGATCGCTTACCAAACCCCGAACGTGAACCCCGCAGATTTGCTTATTATGTACGAATCTATCAGCACCTAACTAAATTATATGGAGAACAACATGGGTAAATTTGTATTAGCCGACTGGACACCAAACTGGTATAACAATGCCAAACCCGAGGCTCAGCAGGAATTTAAATCTTTTCTGCAAGAACATCTCAGCACGGGTCAGATGCAGATTAACTTTACCAAGGCTGACGGAACTCAGCGAGTCATGAACTGTACTTTGGATGCAGACCTACTTCCGGCTCTGGAAGAAACCAAAGAAACAACCCGTAAAGAAAACATCAATGTGTTATGTGTCTGGGATCTGGACAAACAGGCCTGGCGCAGCTTTAAACTTGAAACCATACAGGAATTCAAACATGCATAAGTTCTTAAATCTTGTCCTGGCTCTGTTTGCAGCCATAACCAGTTACATAGCCTTCATGTGCTACATACAGACCAAAAACTACGAAGTGTACATCAATCAGCTAAGCGATCGTCTGAGTCAGGTCAATGTTGAATTACAGGGCACCAACGAAGAGATCAGAATCTTAAACAATCGAGTCGATTCACAAACAAAAAGCTTGACAAAACTGCAAGAAGATAATAGAATACAAGAAGTATTAATTAACGAGGCCCGTGCCAGAAGGAAACGATAATGGCTGATATATTTTCAAATAAACACATTGAAGAAATGATGCAAAAGATGGCGCATGGCAAAGAGCCCATAGCTGCCGAAATTGACCACACTAAGCCTGGATATAACATTGCTCTGATGCGAGCCTTTAACTGGTATAACTATGAAAAGGACCTAAAGACAGCCAGATCCTATCTGAGAAGCTGGATCAAAAAGCAACAACCAGCTGAATTAAAAACCTTTGATGCAGTTCCAGACTTTTATATGCGACCAGTATTTGGTTGGCTGGCTCGTCTGGCTGAACATGGAGCTCAGCTAAGTCCTAAAGATAACACCAAGTTAACCGATACCATAGCAGACATGCTCAAGCAGGCGGTCAAAGCACCTGCAGAACCTGCGCAAGAAGATGCAGTAAAAAGACCCAGCATACAGGACGCACTTGCTGCCAAACAATCAGAATTCTTTGGTAAGTTGGAAGGTGAAATTGATAATTTTATTTTAAATGACTGTCGTAAAACTGACTTTAACTTATTTAAATACCTGCAAGGTGCCAACAGTCCCAAAGTATTTGGAACGGCCATCAAGAGTCTATTGGATCAGCGTATTACGGAAATAGCTCAGGTGCCTGCAGATGAACAATTGACCGAGGCTTATAGTTGCTTTACTGTGGCTCAGCGAGGTCGTTTAGAAAATTTCCTGCTAGAGTTGATTGAAGATGGCCAGCGTTGGGCGGACTTTAAGAAAGCCAATCAGAAGGTTCGGGTCAAGAAAGCCAAGCCCGCTGGAGTGCAGGTAGCCAAACTGCAATACCTACGGGAATTTGCCGAGCTAGGATTAACCAGTGTCAGTGCACCTTCAATCATTGGAGCTCAGCAGCTTTGGATCTATAATACTCGTAATAAAAAGCTTGGCTGTTATTATGCTACTGGTGCAGCTGGGTTCAGTGTTCGAGGCACAAGCCTGCAGGGCTATGATCCAGACACCAGTGTGCAAAGAACTCTTAGAAAACCAGACATCATTACCAAACAGGTACTGGATGCTGGCAAGGTTCAGCTTAGAAAAATTCTCAGTGACCTAACCACTACAGAAACAAAATTAAATGGTCGTATTAATTCTGAAATAATCCTATTGAGAGTACTATAATGAAGGTTTACATAAGCAAGTACCGAGACCATTGGGTAAGCCCCTACAAGATCTGTGAGGTGATCTGCTGGTGGCGTGAGATTGATTATGATGAACCCTGGGTTAAACGGCTTAATAAGCTATTAACTCCCATGTGTGAAACCTGGATGCGATTACTGGACTTCATGCATCCACCCATTAACTATGTTAAAATTGATCATTATGATACCTGGAGTCTGGATAGCACTTTAAGTCCAATCATACTGCCCATGCTTAGGCAACTTAAGGCCACCAAACACGGGGCTCCCTTTGTTGATGATGCCGATGTACCAGTCAGATTAAGAACCAATCACAATGTCACTGGCACTGCTGATCCAGATGTACATAGGATTCATGACGGTGTAGATAAAAAATTCTTTAAACGCTGGGACTATGTACTGGATGAAATGATCTGGACCTTTACACAACTATCCATGAACGATCATGAAGCTCCGTTTTATGATCATTCTCTAGCTAATAATCCAAAAGATGATCTTGATAAACAGGTTCGTAAGATTAAAGTAGATCATGTTGGGTTGAAGAAACATAACGAACGCATTGATAATGGATTGAAATTATTTGGAAAATACTACAGGAGCCTTTGGGATTAGATTATGAAGATTAAACTTGACATCACAGAATTACCCGACAACGTATACAATGGACTGCTCATGGAGTTCGTAAAGAAAGCCATCATCGAAGGCATCGACGTTCCACGCGGAGCCACGGTTGAAGACTGGAACCTTACTGCTGAATTAACCATACCAAACATACATTAGACATAAATATTATACCGAGCCAAAAGCTCAATAACTAAAAGCCCACAAGGCAGGAAGAATCATGGAAGACAATAACCCAGAAACAACAACTGAATTAGTTAATATCGCAACCGAAGCCATGGTCCAGAGCATTCCAACCAAATCTCAGACAGAATCACCCTGTGCAGATAAAGATCCGGCCTGTAACAGACGTTGGATTGATGCATTCAGCGATTGTGCTTGACATCTAGAACAAAATACTATATAATGGCAGTATATTTAATGAAAGTATCTCATGATAATTGTTGATTTTAATCAGACCGCCATCAGCACTCTAATGGCCGAATTGGCCGGTCGAACCGATGTAGAGATTCGCAAAGATCTCATACGCCACATGATCATCAATGCCATACGCAGCTACAAGGTAAAATTTGGAGCTGAGTTTGGTGAATTGGTCATTGCCTGTGATAACCGCAAATACTGGCGCAAAGATAAATTCCCCTATTACAAAGCCAGCCGTAAAAAGGCTCGTCAAGACAGTGGTTTTGACTGGAAACTAATCTTTGACACCCTGAGCGAAATTCGAGCCGAACTGCATCAGATTTTCCCCTACCAGGTCATAGATGTCGAAGGCGCCGAAGCCGACGATGTCATAGCTGTCCTGACTCTCTGGACTCAGACCAATGATCTGCAGACTGCTGCAGGATTGTTTGGCGAGCCTGAACCTCAACCTGTCCTAATATTGAGTGGTGATCATGATTTTATACAGCTACAGAAGTACAAGAATGTGTCCCAGTACAGCCCCATACATAAGAAGTGGATCAAGCCTGAGCAGAGCATACAGCATTATCTCATGCAGCACATCATCAAGGGTGACAAGGGAGATGGAATCCCCAACATATTGTCGGCCGACGATACATTTACCACCGAGGCTCGCCAAAGACCCATTACGGCTAAGAAGATGGACCCCTGGTTGGACATCAACCCCGACGAGTTCCATGCTCAGGTAGATACCGAGACAGCTCGTAACTTTCAGCGAAATCGTTATTTGATTGATTTTGATTATATTCCCGACACTGTCCGGAATAACATCATTGGTGCCTGGCAGACTCAGCCACGCAAGGACAAGAGTCAGCTATTAAATTATTTCATGGAGCACCGCATGAAAAATCTTATTGACAGTCTAGGAGACTTTTAATGAAACTAAGCGTAGTAGAAATTCTGGAGCAGGTAACCCTGGCTCCCACCAAGGCCGCCAAGGTAGCCAAGCTGCAGGAACTGGACAACCCAGTGCTGCGAGGTGTACTAAGCATTAACTTTGACACCAACATTGAATTAGATTTGCCGCCAGGTGATCCACCATATCGCATCAAGGATCCAGATATGCCCTATGCACCAGACCTTAATGACAGCAATCTGTATGCAGAATTCCGTCGCATGTATCTGGTGGTAAAAAATCATCCAAATCGTGCACCGGGCATGAAACGTCTGCAGGTAGAAAATATCTGGGTGCAGATACTGGAAGGTGTACATCATACCGAAGCCAAGTTGCTGTGCCAGATGAAGGCTCGAGAGTTAAGCAAAGCCTACAAAGGCCTGACAGCGGCTGTGGTAGCCGAGGCATTCCCAGGATTATTGCCTGATTTTAAGGCAGAAAAATAGTACTTAGTAATCAATAGGTTAGATTTTCTTTGTAATCAATGGGTTAGAGCTTGACATTTTGGTCTAGATCATATATAATGGTTGTATGTTAAATGAGAAAGGTATTATATTATGATGATGTTTATAAAAGAAAATTTTAATTATTCAGGCGGTTATTTGACCTATGATGGTAAGTTTGTGGCTCGTTTCAAGTATGCCAAGGACCACAATCAGTTTAAAAACTTTTTGATCAAGAATTTTGTTCAGAGTGAGTATTTTGACCGCTTGGCCAATGGTGAAAGTCCCTTGGGTGTTCTGGGTAGCAAGGGTTATATCCCTGGTCATGTCAAGAAGTTTTTAATCAAGATGGGTTTTGAACCCAATACAAATGGATTGAAAGAATGGGGTCGTGCGGCTCAACAATTAACAGCATAGGAGAACTTATGAAAAAGATATTATTAGCACTAACTCTGGCAGCAGCTTCAACCAGTGCTTTTGCACACAATGGTTGGGGTCATGGCGGATATTACAACGGTGGATATCATGGCGGTTATGGCCATGGTGGTTACTATAACAACAATTATAACTATGTAATGCCATTGTTGATTGGTGGTGTCATAGGTTATGAATTAGGTCAACCACGCTATGGTTCACCAGTAACTACCAATGTATATCCAAGCACACCAATCTATCAGAATTGCACAGCCTGGATCGAAAGCATTGACCAGTACGGCAACCATACCCGAACCCGTACCTGTTACTAAAAGCTTGACAGCCCAGTGCTGTTCATATATAATGATGTTTTACGTGAGGATTTGTTATGACCATGCATTTATTGCCTCCCATGTATTCGACTACTGGGAAGAAAAAAGGTAAGCCTAAGTTTCGTAATGCCGAGGCCGCAGCCAAGGCTCGACGCAACGCCGAAGTCTGGTCTGAACTACTGGTTCGCTATGACATTAAAAAAGATAATCCTAAAAATTCCAAGGTATCGCGAGCTACCAGATTCGATCCAGTTGTGCATAATGCTCCTGTGGTTGATCCTAAGCGCCTTACCCACCATATTCCTAGCCTGGATACTGGGGCTGGTCTAGCAGCTAAACGAGAAGTGACCCAGTATACTGGCACGGCCATGATAGGCATAGGTCAGTTGCATAAGTCAAATGCCATACCAGTATTCCAGTCCGAAGATGCTGTCGACATTGCCAAGATGAGACGCGGATGAACGCCTGGTTTAGCCGTCACGTCACCAAAGGTGAACTCACAGAATTGCTGGCCTTCGCAGGCGTGACTCGTGAGAGCAGCATTCGGCATAGTAGCCATTATGAGCTACCCACCAGCATAGGCAGCATAGAGATACGCAGCGGCTATGACATCAGACTTAACAAACGCAAGATAGGCAGCATGGAAATGTTCCGTCAGGAAATTTATCGCATGATTAATCAAGGAGTAATATGAAACCCAACAGCAGTTTTAACCTAAGCAAGACCAGCAAGAAGTTGATTGCTGGAACACCCAAGAAGATACGCAGCATATTTAAAAACATGATGATTCAGGCCGAGCTGGCAGCAGCCATCAAACCTGTGTTCAAAGATCGTCAACCTAAACCCACCCAGGAGAACAACAATGGCTCAAGTAAATAATCCAGCGGATCTGATAAAAATTCGCCAGGCTCTGCAGGAATGCAGCAATGCACTGACCCGTACCGAAGCTGAACGGGACCTAATCAGCGACATCATTAAAAATACCTGTGACAGCTATGATCTGGATAAAAAAGTATTTCGTAAAATGATGGGCGTGTATCACAAACGCAACCTGAACGAAGAAGTACAGCAACACGAAGATTTTATAAACTTATATACAACCGTAACAGGAGCACAAAATGGCACAGTATAGTTTAACCATGTACGAAGACGATAGCGAAGGTAATACAGTATTTCGCAACAATTTAGATTTCAAAGCCGAACAGTTAGATGATGTCATTGGCAACTTTGAATTATTTCTCAAGGGTTCGGGATTTGTATTTTCTGGTCACATAGACATTGTAGATAATGAAATCACCCTACACAATACCTATACCAACCTGGATCTAACCCCAGATTACAACAATGACTATTTTGCTGCAGCTCATTTAGACACGGGCCCAGGTGAGGTTTCAATTACGGGTGCCGAAGATATTTCATATGCCCCCAACGTTGAAATCAAACGACCTGACGATACCGAAGGCGGCTCAGTTGAATAGCCTGATGGCCCCAAAACTGATCTTGGAATATGCGGTCATAGACAGCATAGGTCGCAATAAGGGCTGGCACATGCATGGCTTTATCAACAGCCTGGATGACCTGCCCATAATCGTCAATGAAATAAAGATTCAGCATCCAAACAAGCACATAAAAACCAAGGTCTATGAACATACAACAGCCTTTGGTTCGGTACAAATAACTTGACATCTTGTTGGTTTTCCTATAGAATGGTGTTATGATATTAAAAATACTAGATGAAATTAACAGCAGTGCCAGTCGTCTTCACAAAGAAGCTGTATTAACCAAGAATAAGGATAATGCAGATCTATGTGAAGCTTTTAGGTTGGCCTATGATCCATATACTCAATTCTATATACGTAAAATTCCCGATCATAAGCCCCAGGGCAAAGATAGCTTGAAATCCGCCATGTCCAGACTGAGTCTGCTTAGCAGCCGAACAGTCACGGGCAATGCAGGCATTGAGCATCTGAAAATTGTCCTGGGCAGTGTACATCCAAACGATGCCACCATCATAGAGCGCATCCTGGCCAAGGACCTGCGTTGTGGTGTAAGCGAGGCTACCATTAATAAAATCTGGCCAGGACTGATTCCTGAATACCCCGTAATGCTGGCTAGTCCCTATGACGCCAAGCTGGTGGATCGTATTCAGTGGCCGGCCATGACTCAGCTTAAAATGGACGGCATGAGATTCAATGCCATAGTACAGGATGGCAAGGTTGAATTCCGCACCCGCAATGGCCGAGAAATTGATCTGCTGGGCGAACTAGAAGAAGACTT